AGAGCATCTGCTGCCCATTGTTCAACGTTAAGATTCATTGATGGCTTTACATCATATCTTTCTTTGTGGTATTTACTATACCTTGAAAGCAAAGCCATTCGGTCTTTGCGCTCTGGCATTACTCAGAGATTTCTGCTTTGGCTTCGTTAATTTTGTCAGTTAACTTATCTTCAACAAATTTATAAACACGTTCCATAGCCTCGTTAGTTGTCTCGCCATCTTTCTTAGAGTCAACAACTCCAAGATCAAGTCTTAATGATTGGAAGTTTCCAAGATTAAGTGTATAGCCTAAAGTTACAGAAACCTTAGTGTTATCGTTTTCCATTTTACATCCATTCAGTAGTTAGATAGATTCAGACCAGATAGGAATGAAGCGTCCATCTTCAGTTCTCGTATATGTAAGTATACCATCGCCCATTCTCCTAGTCAACTCTTGTTTAGTAGGAGTCATGTTGTTTGTTACAAGGCCATCTTTTCTTGGTTGACCAATATGAATTGATGCCAATATGTCCCTTATTTCCCTTATGTGACTTTCTGAATAATAACATCTTATCTGCCAGCCACGCTTTCCACCTATGCTAGATCCTATTGGTGCTGGAATTGTTCCACGTTTAATAAGAGTAGGAATATACTTTTTATGTCTGTTAATAAGTATAGCAGTTTCTCCAATAGTATATGCCTTTTCTCTTTTCTTTTTAAATTCCGCAATAAAACAAGTTTCAATCCTGTCTTTATTTATATTATAAAGCGCAACAATTCCGTCTGATCTGTTTCTGTGATGCACCTTGACTAAATCATTATTTAAAAACCAAATAGTTTTATTACCTGAAACTATAGCGGACTGATTGTAGTTTTGGCCCTCAATATTTCCTGTTGTAGAATCCATGATCCCTCTTTGCTGCTGTCTGGTGGATGGTAAAATTTTCTTTTACCACAAATTACACAGTATACTTCAATATGTTCTTTTGTACTGTACTGTCTATCAACAAAAACAATACCGCCACATCTTGCACACTTCACTAATTTGGTATTCCAATTGCAAGAACATTAACATCAACAGTTGCCACTCCAGTAGTATCAAATCTTACAAGAAACGAAGCGCTAGTGTTTGACACTTGAGTAATAACCACTGTAACATTTTTTCCAGCATCTGTATTTCCTGTGTTAAAAGGAGTTGCTACTACAATTGGTGGATACTGAAAACTATAATTAACTGTAAATGGAATTTGATTTTCACTGGTAGTAATAGTTTTAGAACTTGCTACGTTTGTTGTAATACCAACAATTCCTGCTCTTCCAGTTGCAACTGTATTACTTTTTCCATTGCTTGCTACAATTTGTGTTACATTTTGAGTCGTTCCAACAATATCGCTTAGTTGATTAACTGTTTCAACCAAAGAATACATATAAGAAACATCTAAAGGTTGCCCTCTTTGTGGTACTGTTAGTTTTGCCATTATTCCTCCATTATATCATTTAACTTAAGGTATTGTAATTGTTCCAGATTCATACAACTTTAATGCTGGAACTACAATTTTAGAAATTCCCTCTGGCTGAATTAAAATTTTTATTGTTGAAGTTGCTGTGTTTGGTATTGTATAAGTAATAACTGCTGGTTGAGATCCTTTATCAGGACTTGCAATTGCAGTACCGTGATAAGAATAATTAGTTGCTGAATTAATTTTAACAAAAATATCATACTTTAATCTTTTAGGCATATATTCTATAACTTCCATATACACCATTCCTTTTTCTGGTGTTCTGCGCTCAGAAACCATTACAGAGTCTGTCCAAGTAACTGAAAAACTTCCTGCTGGAGCAGTGGTTACACCTATCTTAGTTACTGTTGCAGCAACTGTTTCAATTGGTTCTGCGTCTACATAATAAATTGGGGACCATGCAGAGGCTCTGTTAAGATCATCAGAAACAACTCTATATCTAATACTGTGTTTATTAGAATCATTAACTGGTGGCAAATCTTTTTTTAATAATAAAGATTTTTTAATATTTTTATCTTTAGAAATCCATTTGGCATATAAAGTTATATTTGCTGCTGCTGCTGTATAAGTACTTGCTAGTCCTGGGCCATAAAGAGTTCCATAACCGAGAGGATTAGTTGTCCATCCAAGAAAATTATAGCCAGTTTTAATAAGATTTCCAGTATTGCCAAGAATAGTTATGGTGGCTGCTACGCTATAATTGGTTGCATCTACTGGAACTGATCCTGATGTAGGAAAAGATCCATTGTAAGTCACTATCATTATACAACGTTACCAATATCTAAAGACATTCTAAATTCAACATAATTGTTTGTGTTTGGAGATTTTTCAATTGGCTCTGCATTAGCATTTTTAATAACAGAATATCCAACTAGTCCATACAGAGGATTAACAGTACTTATATTATCAAATCTAATTGCATCAAAAGCAATATAATGTGTTGCAACTGCTGCTCCTGAAGTTACTACAGAGGAGTATATTTTAACAGAGGTAATAGATTCCCAAGAAAAGCCTTCTTCTTGAACAAAATCTTGTAATGTTTTTTCAACTACAAAATATCTATTAGTATCAAAATCAATTCCACCTGATCCTTGAACTAAATCAACCAAACATCTTGCATATTTGTTATTACTAATAAACTCTAAAACAATTTTTAAACTACCTGGTTTTAAATGGGCTGCAGCAGCATCTTTGTTTACAAGAGAAAATGCAATTTTAATTTTATCTGATAATGAATTTTGAGATAAATCAATATTAAGTCCATTTTTTATTATGTAATTTTGTCCAGATAGGCCTGTTGTAACATTAGTAACATTTTTAATATCACTGTAATTTCCTTTTACTAAAAGCATATTATTAAAAAATCTACATCTTTCATTTTTTGTATTTCTATATTCTTTGTAGAAAATTCTATTATCTGCTGCTGCTTGAAACACACTGTCTGTTGTTGAAATAATGTTGTCATTATTTGTATCAAGTGCTGAACTTATTGATGGAATTGCTTTTTCTGTAGTGTCAAGATACTTCCATTGCTCTTCTTCTGTAAACAATAATAAACTTCTACTATCAAATCCTGAAGCGGATGGATTTCCTCCTGCAGAGTAAAGACCTATTTCTGTAATTTCATATCTTTCTTGTGTTGGAAGTTCTGCAGTAAATACTATTTTGTTAACACCCTCTTCTTTTACATACCCTCTTGAAGAAATTGGAACCCTAAACATTTCAAAATTTAATACTTCTTTTTCTGAATAGTCTACGGCTCCAGCACCATCTGCTAGTGGTTTTTGACCACAGCCAAAAGCCATATACGATGCATAGGCAGGGGTTGTTCCAAGCAAGTATTTTGCTATAATTTCTTTTCCTTTATTTGTTATCATAACTCATCAACTCCAAGATCTGTTTCATATATTGTACCATTTTGCAGCGTTTCAATTTCAATTTTCTCTCCTGGGTTTAAATTTATGCTTTCTATGACTAAGTTTCCAGTTGAAAAATTAATATAAACATTTGTTCCCGCAGGCCCATTCCCACTATTTGGAATCTTTGTTTCTAACTTTATAGGAAAATTTAAAAAATATTTGTCAGATGTGTTTTGAAGAGCCAAAATACCTTTTGGATCTAAGGCTTTTTGTATTTCTGCCATATTAATAATTGGTTGATAGTTTACGCTATCGGTGTTTAAATTTGCATTGTTTGTAAGTGACAAAAGCATAGTGCCGTTAATTTGTTCAAAATACAACATCTTTAAAAAATCTGCGTCTTCTGCATTTATATCATTTTGAAAATTAACATATTGCGGTGTTGCAATTTTTACTGGTTTTTTTACAGAAGATTCAACGTTTGTTCGTAAACTTGAAGTTGGCGGTATTGGACTAACTGTTGATTTTCCTGCTGTCATATCTAAAAATTCTTGTTGCCAACTTTCTATTTTTTGAGGAGAAGAAGCCATCATTCCTTGTTTGTCATTGGTCATATCTAAAAATTCTTCTTCCCAACCCATATTACACCTCACTCAAATATATAGTCATTTTTGGTCCATCTAATCCTCTTGAATATTCTATATTATAAACAACAAAACGTGAACTAGAAGATGTAACAAGATCTAAGTTGTCATTATTCTTATAGTCAATTGAAACAATATCGCCAAGTTGAATTGTGGTATTTGCAAAAATTTCTAATCCAATTGCTTTTCTTGGAACCATTAATTTATCTACTAGCCATCCCATTAAGTTTTCTGCATCTTCTGTAGTTTGTATATAATCTGTATCTATAGAAAAAGCGCTTTTACCATAATTCATTCTACTTAATTTAACATTATTGTATTTTTCTTTTTCTATATTTGGAGAATAAACCACTACATCTCCGACAAGTTCAGGATCTGAAAAACTTGATTTCTTTTTAAAGTAATCATCTACTGTAAGTTCATTACTGCTATCGCTTGTAAATGCAATACCTTGAATTTTTAAAAAGTTTGAAGTGGTTGTGCTTACATCTAATAAAGTGTCTGTTGCATTAAATATTAAAAATTCTGCTCCATAAGCATTTGCTTGGAAACCAGAAATTGTATATTCTTTTACTTTGTCTGGCGCACTCACCATTTTGGCGTATAGTGCTGGATATGCATTGTCAAATTTAGCATTAATGTATGAACACTCTCTCATAATAGTTCCAAATTCTTCAAAATAAATACTATAAACTGGAGTTGTAAAAGTACTCAAACCAGTTAGGTATGCTTCTTGTAAAATTCCGCTCATTGCATATTTTTTTAATGATTGGTTAGCAGTAATTGGTGTTGATGAAAAAACCTTTCCAACTTGATTGTTTATTACAAAACCAGAGTTTTGTGAGTAATTGTTGGTTAAAGCATAAAAATTTTCAAACATACATTTAGAAGATCCTCTAATAAATAAAGCAGTATTCTGATATACGGGAAGTGGTGAAGTATCATCAACCTGACCAATTAAAACATCATTTACATATAAATAAAATCTTCTTGTATTTTTATTTGCTAAATCTTCATACTCTACTGCTAAATCATATACTGTTGTATATTGTTCATTATGTTTTCTTGATATTCCAGCAAAATCTCCAGAGTCATATTGAATTTGTTCATTAAATGCATTAAACAATAATGTTGGAATAGCATTTGCTTCTCCAGTACCTTGTTCAATTTTATAAAATATAATATTTGAAGTATCTGTAGTTGCCCCATCTAATGCAATAACTTCAAAGTAATATCCATTATTAGTTTCTGGATTAAGAAGAACTGCAAGTCCTCCAGAGTTTCCAGATATGTTAACATTTTGTTCTGGCGAAGTAGAGTTATTTTTATAATATGTCATTCCAGAAAGTGGAACTGCAGTAGAAATTACACTACCACTTTGTGTTTTTAATTCTCCGCCAATGTCACCAATAATACGTATTCTAGTTCCAAAATGTTTAAATACTGCTTTGTCTAGTGTTTTGTAAACATAGGATATGTGATCAATTGGTTTTGGATCTGTTGCAATAAAGTCTTTACCTTTAAAAACAAGTGCTGATGATTGAACCAATCCTTTATTTTTTGCAGGATCTATAGACTGTATAGATGCTCTTTCTGTTTCTGTTAACTGATACTCTGATAAAAATCTTTTAATTACACCATTAACAAATGCTGAATTAGCAACAGTATTTGAAATACCCGCAGAGCCAGCAACAGTAGTTCCTTCAAAGGTGGTGTCTCCAAATAAATATTTAGAGTCCATTAAACAACCTCTACGATTACTAGTGCTAACCCAATATGGATCTAGGGCTGCTTTATGGGAAACAATCACTGTTCCAAACTGAGCCCTTCCATGTTGTGCTACTGCACCATTTTTCATTCTTGTCACTCCAGATACCGTTTCATAATAAGGCTCTGAGTATATTCTAACTTTTCCATTTGGATATATTTTGCCATTATATTTTAATTTATTTAAATAATTTTTGTATTCAGAATCACTACTTATCCATACGTTTCCAATTCCCTCAACAAAATATTGAACTGCATCATATTTAATAACTTCACCATTAGCATAAAAATATCCTTGATTTCTTGAAATTAAATAAATACTTTCTCCAAAATCAATAATGTTATTTATTAATTGATTGGCAACTACAGTTGGGGCTGCCCCTGCAAGTGGCGAGTTTAATGCAAGTGCTGATAATGTAAATCCACTTGATTTTTGATTTGATCCCTTTAGTTCTTCATAATTAGATATTTCCCACAGGAGAGATGGTTTATATACCCAAAATTTATTTTCTGCACTTGATATAGTCTCTTCTCCTATTGCTGAATAGGTTTTATCAATATACCGTGATGTATAATTAATTTTTCCATCATTATAAATCTTTTTATCTTGAGAAGCAATTGCAATAATGTTAGGAAGTTTTTTACCAGTAATTAATTTATTTTTAATTATTTGCACAGAATTTTCCGAAAGGGATGGACTATTTCCACCAAGTTCATCTTCCCAATATTCAGTACTATAAAGACCACCATCAAAAAATTCTTCTGCAGCGTTAGTATATGCACCTGCATCTTCTGAATTTGAATCTATCTCTACTACAACATCATTTGTTTTTGATCCAATTAATGTGGTGTCTATTGACCTTTGTCCTGCTGCTGGCATTAAATAATTTTTACTCATTGCAATAAAATTATTATATTCATCAAAGAACATTGCTGTTTGTGTTGATACTGCTAAATCATTTAATACTTGTGCAACACTTTCATCTGGCCCCACAAAAAAATATGGAATAACTGGATCGATTTCTCCTTCTATTCTTTTATAAACATAGTTACTAAATCCAATAGCATCTAATAAAATAGATATTGCATAACTTACTGATATGTTTGTAAGAAAAAGTTTTGGAGCAAGCATTGATTCAAAATAAAAATAAAAATCTCTTAACTCTAAAGATATAGTTCCACCAGTTACATCTGCTTGTGGGAAACCTTCTGAATATAAAGTTTTGATTGGCACACTGTAATCATTTTCAGATATATTTAAAAATGTTTCATAAAAATTAAACTTAATGTTTTTTGTAACATATTTAGAAATAATACTATTTGTATTATTTTCGTTAAATGCTTGGTCATCATCAAATATTGAAATATTTCCAGTTGAGGCTAAAAGTTGTCCCACTGGCAATGATGTTGAGCCAAGATCAGATAGTTGTTTGGTTACTTTGTAGTCAATGGTTTTATCTGATATGTCTGCAATTAATCTTGGTGACATTTCAATTAAATCAAATGTTGCATCAAATTTATTCATTGTTTCTGCAACAATTCTTATTCCTCTAACATATTGAAATTCACGGTATGTAGTAATGTTATCTTTAATAAAATATTCTGGTGATGTAAAATCAGTGACAAAGTTTGTTTCTTTGGTTAAGTCTGAATTAGTTAATTTCCATCCATATTCAGGAATAAAGGTTTCATAAACTTTTGTTGTGTTGTTCCAAATATAATAAAGTCCTTTGTCAGTTGATGATGTAACAAGTAAATAAGCATACCCATCAATTGATCGTGTTGGCAATAATGTTGTAGAAGATATTTTTTCAACATGAATAAATTTAGTTTTATATTCAATTGGAGTTATTAATCCATATGATAACTCTACGTATCCGTCTTCGTTAATTACTGGTGTTCCATCGTCTCTTAAAGAATTAGCATTAAAAGTTTTTGCTGATACCCACGAATTTCCAGATAAGTATTCTACTC